AAATCACCTGCCCCAATGGGAAATGGTGACATTCGAAATTCAATTGGGTTTGTTTCAAAAAATGATGCGCGATACAAATACACGGTTTTGATTGCGCCACGCGTTGAAATGGAAAACGCATACAAAGCCATTTGGATTGAATTTGGAACATCACCGCGTTTCACAAAAAAAGGCGCATATCGTGGCGAGGTTGAGGCCCGACCATTTATGCGTCCGGCATTTGACATGCATAAAACAAGAATCGCCGAGAACATCAATGAAAATATTCGAAAAAACATTGTTGAATTGGCTAAAAAATACAACATCAAAACGAAATAATATAAAAAAATAATATCATGCCAAGTTCAGGAATTACAAACGGAACGCTAATTGCAATTTACAAAGACATTAGCGGCACATTGACGAAAATCGCAAACGCGACATCAAATGATTTTTCAATCACAAAGGACATGATTGAAACTACAAACAAAGATTCAGCCGGGGCAAAAGAATACATTGCCGGCGAATACGGGTACACAATGAGCGTTGAAGGCATGTTCGAAGAAGATGCATCAGTTGGCGCGGGTATTAGTTGGAAAGAAATCATTACCGATTTGTTGGCCGGTACGGCGGTGACAATCGTGATGACATCAAATGTTTCCGGCGATTTGAAATTGAGCGGATCAGCATTTTTCAACGATTTGAATTTGACCGCCCCACAAAACGATGTTGCGACATTTACCGCAAGCATCCAGGGAACGGGCGCATTGACCGTTGGAACAATCTAATTTTGAAAATGTTGCATATATTTGCAACATGAACACGATTACAATCGGGGGTGTTCAACACCCCCTTATTTTTAACATGAATTCGTTGCGCAATGTGATGGCGCACATTGGAATGGAATCATTCGAAGATTTGCAAAAGCATTTGAACATTGCAAAATCATTGGATTTGTCGGTGACATGCGCATTTTACGGAATGTACGAAGGTTACGAATCAAAAGGCGAAACAATGCCGTTCAAAGACGAAATTGAAATTGCACGCAAAATCACAAAATACACCGAATTGATGCCGGCATTGAATGGGTTCACAAAATCCATCACGGATTTTTTTGAAACCGAGGAATCAGGCGAAAAAAAGTAAATGCCAAAAACGATGGCCCGGCGTTAACATGGCAAACAATTGAACGCATTGCGTTTGGTGAAATGGGCATGTTGGAACACGATTTCAACAAATGTACCCCCAAATATTGGCGATTGCGATTGGAAGGCATGCGCAATGCCCAATATCAGCAATTTCAAAATCAATGGGAATTGACGCGATGGATGGCGGCGACCATGATTTCACCACATTTGAAAAAACCAATTAGCCCACAAAAATTGATGAAATTCCCGTGGGAAAAATCCGACCATGATGATATTGTTGCAAAGGTTACGCGCCACGCGGATATATTTGCGAAGTTGACACCCATCGCCGAAGCATGAAAGCAATAAACGCCATTTATAATATTTTGTCAAACAATTCGGCATTGACGGCGGTTGTTTCAACCCGGATCAATCCTTTGCGTATTCCACAAGAATCAGCATTCCCGGCAATTAGTTACCAGGTTGTTTCACTTGTTCCAAACCCATCAAAATCAGGGCCATCGGAATCCGATTTTGCGCGGATTCAGGTCAATTCATTTGGAACAACATATCAATCGGCGGTGCAAGTTGCCGACCTTGTTCGTTCGGCATTGGAAGTTTCAACACCGGGCGTTTTCAATTCCGTAACCGTTCAAACAATATATTATGACGGCGAAGCGCATTTGACCGAAGATTATGCCGGATTTGAGGGCATTTATCACATTGCGGCCGACTATATAATAAATTACAATAGATAATGGCAAAAAGTCAATCGTTAAACATTGTCATTGGCGCGGATATTCAAAACCTCAAAAAGGGTTTGGATGCGGCGGTCGTTGCAACCCAAAAGGCCGGCAAAGACATGTCCGGCGCAACCGGTGAGGCAATTAAGGGGATGCAAGACCAATTCGCACGATTGGCAAGCGCAAAACCATCAATGGCCACCGTTCGTCAAATGCAACAAATTGCAATGACGGCGCGAGCATTAGGCCCGGAATTTCAGGAATTTGCAAATGATGTGATTCGCGAAGCGGGTAAAATTCAGGATGCGGTTGGCGACATGCGCGCCGAAGTGAAATATTTTGCGAGTGACACACGCCGTTTGGATGCCGTTGTTGGTGGGATTCAAGGATTGGCCGGAGCGTTCAGCGCGGTCGAAGGAGCAACGGCCGTGTTGGGAATTGAATCCAAAGATTTGCAAAAAACAATGGTTCAATTGCAAGGGGCATTGGCGTTGGTAAACGGATTGCAAGCGGTTCAAAATGCATTGCAAGCGGAAAGCGCATTCATGGTTGGTTTGCAAACGGCAGCGGTGAGGATTCAAACATATGTCATGGGTCAGGCCACGGTCGCCGCGCGAGCATATGCCGCGGCATTGGTAGCAACCGGAGCGGGCGCAATATTGGTGGCAATTGGTTTGATTGCATCCGCGTTTGGTGGTGTTTCAAACAAAACAAAAGAAGCCACAAAAAGCGTTGAAACATTCACCGAAAAATACAAAAAATCGGCGGAATCATCGAAAAAGATGTCCGAAACAATGTCGGGCATTGCCGATGAATTATTGCAAAAGGAATTGAATCGCGCCAAATTGCGTGGCGCAAGTGAGGCGGAATTGTCGCAAATTGAAATCAATTTCCTGAAAAAACGCAAGGATAATTTGACGGCAAGTTTGTCGGCATATGACCAATATTCGGCGCAATATTTACAAATCAAACGCGACATAAGTACAATTGAAAGTTCGATTGAAGAAAAGCAAACGGAATTTCAAATTGCCCAGGCAGACAAAAGGCGCGAAAAGAAAAAGGAAATTCTAAAAAAAGAATTTGACGATGCGATAAAGGCAATCAATGACCGCTACAAAGGGGAATTGGAAGCCGAAGCGCAGTTGATTAAAATGAATAAAGCGTTTCAAGAAAAACGCAAAACCGAAATTGAAAAGTCCAAAGAATTAACCGGAACAAATTTGATTGCCGGCACGGCCATCCCGCCGATATTGGTGCAAGTGAAAATTGATCCGAAGTCGTATTCGAAAATCGTTCAGGATTTTGACAAATTAATCATGAATATGTCCCAAGCGGTTGAACAATTGGGCGAGGAAATTGCAATATCATTGGGAGAAACATTGGGAATGGCGTTGGCCGGTCAAGGCAATGGCATTGAAGGATTCATTCAAAGTGTTGTTGGTTCGTTGGGGTCATTTATCAAAACAGTCGGTAAAATGTTGATTGCCTATGGTATCAGCGTTGAAAAATTCAAAGCGGCGTTTTTGAATCCCGCGGCGGCGGTTGTTGCCGGTGTTGCGATGGTTGCATTGGGTACGGCCGTTTCAAGTCAAATCAAAAAAGGGCCAGGCGTTCCGGCGTTTGCCGATGGTGGTATCGTAAGCGGGCCAACATTGGGATTGATGGGGGAATATCCAGGTGCGCGGTCAAATCCGGAGGTCATCGCCCCATTGGATAAATTGAAAACATTGATGAAGCCCGACCAAACATCGGGGTTTGTTGCAAGCACAACAATTCAGGGCCGTGATTTGGCAATTGTTTTGGATAGGTATAACAAAGACACGAAACGCGGATAATGGCAAGGATTTACAAAGGTTCGTTTATTTCAATTACAAATGTTGAATACCGTGTTGAATTATGGGATGATCCGACCGGAACAACACCCGAAATTGTTTCGCGTTTATACAATGCGCGCGTTCAATCATCCGGTGGGTACCAGGAAGGGGAATCATGTTTGTTGGAAAAACTGAATGCGCTAAATTCAACAACGGAATTGACATTGGCCGGCGAAGGTTTAAGCATTCAACGCGAAAGTGAAGGCGATTCGGTGTATCAAAATTTTGTGAGGCAATCACGGGCCATTGCGAATTGGGTGATTCCAACCCAAACCATCATGGATGATTTCATCGGCATTCAAACAAAAGCCGAAACCGCATGGGCGATGTTGGTTTATCGCGATGATTCATTGATTTATGTTGGACGCGTATTGGCCGACCAAATGACTCGTTTGCGCGAATCCATAGAATCCAAACCCATCATCGATTTGGTGGCCGTGGATGGCTTTGAATTGATGTCGGGATTTAATGTCAAATCATCGTGGTTTACCGATGGCAAAATCACAATTTCCCAATTGTTCCGCCGTTGTTTGGAATCATTTGATTTGTCGGAATATTGGGTTGTAAATGGAACAAACCAGGCGTATTTATTTGATGGAACATTATTGAGAGAGGCAAGCGCATTGCGTTTGGGTTTTGACATGTACAAAATCGATGAATACACCTTTTTGCAGGATTTTGATCCGTTCACGGATGTGAAGGTGTTCGATTCATATGGATGGCAAGTTGAACCCAACTATATTGATTGCAAACAAGCGTTGGAAAATGTGTTGTTGATGTTTGGGGCGCGTTTAACGCACGAACGCGGGGCGTACTATGTTATCCCATTCAACGCGTACGATAATACAACCACAATCAATTTGCGCCAATATTCGTACACCGGCCAATATATAGGAACGGCAACCTATTCGCACCGTCAAACCATCGGCAACGATGTTCGACCATTGTGGATGGCAAAACCGTCTTTGTATTATCAGCCGGCCGCGCAAAGTGTAACCGTAAACACCCACCGTCAAAACATTGCAATTGCGTCGCGGACATATCCAAATTTGACCACATCAACTTTGTCGTTGATTGCCAATGATATTCCAACCGGTTCAACGCCGGACGATGCGCCAATCCGCATCCGGTTGATGGCCAAATCATTTAAGCGAAGCGAAACAATCGGTGGTGTTTTATACACCGAAGATTCAACCGATGTTTACTATAATATCAGGTTGGTCAATCCAACCACATCCGCAATCCGCGTTTTGGATGCAAATGGTTATTGGGTATCGGGGGGATTGGTAAATGTAATAAACCGGCAACCAACAAAGGATATCAAAGGCGGTTGGATTACATCCGAATTTGAATTGTCAGTCACCACCGCGCCGGCCGGATTTACCAGGTTGGAGGTGAATATGTTTGTTCACGGAAACATTTTGAATTATTCCGGAACGGGCAAATGGAAAAACGGGAATTCAGCGGTGAAAGATTTTTGGGGAACAATTCAGGTGGCATTTGCCGACGAATCCCCATATCAAAACGCGGATTTTGTATTTGATAAAACCGAAGTAATTACAGCGTCAACGGCCAATTTGGTGAATTCAACACCCATTGTGATTGAATCGCCATATTATACCGATGTATTGAAATATGGAATTGGAAATTGGTTGGTAAACAATGGAACAACCGATGTTTTGGCTTCGGATTGGTATGGCGGTTGGGATTCCATCACCCACGGAACAATTACCAAAATGTTGGGATTGCAAATGGCATCAATTTATGCCAATTTTGTTCCGGTGATCCGTGGAACATGGATTGATTCCGGATCTTTGACGGCCATCAAAACTTTGTATTTTGACAACTATGCGTGGGTATTGAACGGCGTGAAATGGAATGCCAGGTCGGAACAATGGGATGGTGAATGGATTGGTGTTTCACCGGTTTATACAACAACCACATCAACCGGCGAAGGATTAAAAGTTCAACAAACCCAAACCGGCGGTTTATCCGAGCGATTGAATTACATTGAATCGGCGGTGAGCAATTTGAATTCCGCGGTTTCAGTCATTCCCGAATTGGTGTTGGAAGATTTAATCAATAACGCCGAAGGCGCGCCAACATCGCAACCGACATTGAACACGCGTTGGGAAGTAATGTTGGAATATGTTGATTCGTCCGAATTGGTTCGATGGCATGTTCAGGAACACAACGCATCGGTGACATACACGGCCGGCACGCACACAATTACAAACGGTTATGAATTGATAATTGGAAATAGTGCGGATGGAAATGTAATTGTCAATTTACCAAATGCAACGCAAAGCAAGGGTAAAAAATACTATTTCAAAAAGATTGCCAACCCACATACATTGACAATTTCGGGCAATGGATACAACATTGATGCCAATGCAACAAAGGTGTTAAATCAAAACTATGAAACATGTACCGTCATTTCAAATGGCGTTCAATGGTATTTGGTATAAATGTTGCAAATGTTTATTGTTGTGATGTTATTTTCGAACCATTATGGCAGAAGCATCAATTGACATCGTTGCCGGATACGATGGATTCAAATATCATTCCGCGGCGACCGTGACATCCGTATCATATGACGCACTTGTTGTGCAAGAAGATACCGTGTTTACATCGTTCACAGTTACGCAAGAAAACGGAACATCAACCAATGTTTTGTCAGCGCGTGGCATGTCGGGAATCACATTTCAACAAGGGGCATATTTGCCCGCCGGAAAAGGCAACAAAATCACCGGGTTCGTAATTTCGACCGGGTCGGCAATCGCATATTAACATGATTGGGATTAGCGCATTAGGAATTGGCATTCGAAGCGCGCAATATTTGGGTCAAGGTTGGCCCATCGTTGTTGCGTACAAATCACGCGTCACCGCCGATGGCGGGTATTATGAAGGCGTTTCATGTTTGTTGAACAAATTAAACAATCTATAATTTATGAGCGATTTATTGAATTCCGCGTCATTGGTAATGATACCGTCCGGATACAAAGAAGATACCGTATTTTCAGCAATTCCCACCGACGGCAGCGGCGATTTGACATTCACCCGTGCATCCAACGGAACGCGAGTAAATTCGGCGGGATTGGTTGAGGTTTGCCCGTGGAATTTGGTGCAATATAGCGAGGATTTTAGCAATGCGGCTTGGACAAAACTAAATGGCATTGCAGTAACTACAAATACAATCAATGCCCCCAATGGAACTTTGACGGCTGACACCATCGAAAAAGCGGGGGGAAGCGGGGGAGTTGGATTTTATTATATTGTACAAAACACAATTTTTGAGCAATTAACAAATTTTTTCTATGTCAAATATAAAAGCGGAAGCGGCATTGTTTGGTTGCTTGGAAAAAATAGTGGAACATTTGCATTTTATGATGTCATCAATGGCACGGCGTTAAGCAAGTCAAGTGGAATGACTACCAGCATTGAAAGCGTTGGCGATGGTTGGTATAAATGTATTTTTTCTCAAACTTATGTTGGTGCTACCAGCACAGAATTTGGTATTGGTTTATGCGTTGCTGATGGTACACCAAATTACAACGCAACAACCTCCGCAACACAAAGTGTTTATATTTGGGGGGCGCAGTCAAACATCGGCTCAACCGCCAAGCCCTATTTCCCCACTACCGACCGCTTAAATGTTCCACGCCTAACATACCAAAATGGCGGGGGCGGGTGTCCGAGTTTGTTGTTGGAGAAACAGAGTACAAACGCAGTATTTCCAAGTGAAGATTTTTCAACAACATGGAGTTTATATAATAGTGCAACGGTTACGACCAACCAAGCGACAAGCCCAGACGGAACACAAAATGCGGACAAAATAACGACTACAAATTCCGCCAATGCATTGTATAATGTTAATGACGCGGGTTCGTCTGCGGGTGATTATACTGCGAGTATTTTTGTGAAACCTATTAATAACAATTCGTTAGGTTTAGGAATGACGAATGACACCACGGGCGAAGCGTTTGTTTTAATAAATGTTGCTACGGGAGTAGGTACAACAACTTCACAAACGGGTTGGTCAAATGCCACATATACTTGGCAACAACACGCAAACGGATGGTATAGAATTACACTAACCGCAACAAAAGGTTCAGGTGGTGCGGCGCGTTTTATATTAAAAGGAAATTCAAGTTCGGATTATTACATTTGGGGCGCACAACTCGAAGCCTCGTCTTACCCC